GATGGTTTAATATAACCCATAAAGGTAAGGGTAAATTAGATTGGCACGATCATGGTCAACCAGGCGCTCCTAATTTTCACGGATATTACAGCGTAAAGGCCGAACCTTCTACTACACATTATCATGTTTATGGGGAAACAGTTGATCATCATAATATTGATAATAAATTAATTGTTTCTGAAATGGGTCATCAGCATGCTATGGCAGATTGGGATTGGGAAGGTCCAAGAATAACAATCGCTTACGACATCATTCCATTGGAATATTTAATTAGGGCAAATGCTGCCGAACAGCATTGGATCCCATTGTTATGATAGCAATGAAGCCACCACATAAATTTTTTGAATCATTTATTGATAATGATTTAGACTCTTTATTTAATTATTTATTATTAAAACAAGAAGATATTCTTTCTGGTTCAGTTGGAAATATACCAGAAGATGTTTTATCTAAGTATGATAAAAGTAATGGTCCTACAACACAGTTAGGTGGCTTCTATAATATTTTTAATTTTGATAATGAAAATATTAATAATTTAAAAAATCATTTACGTAATATAACTAAAGATGCATGTACTTATTATGGTATTAGTTTTGATGAATCTGATTTTATGATACACGGTTGGTATAACCTTGATTATAAAACACAAGGAACGTCTGGAGTAAGTCCATTAAAAAATGACATATTTTTTCATGATCATGCAGAAGGTTTGGGTGCCCCGATATTTCACGGGTACTATTGTGTAAATGCAGAGCCATCCATAACATACTATAAAATTAATGGAAATGATTTATTTGAAAATCATAACAAAAACAATAGGGCAATAGTATCAGAAACAGGACATCCCCATGGCAGAGATGATTGGTATGAGGATAAGCCAAGAATAACAATTGCATATGATATTGCTCCAAAAAACTCTCACGTAGTTACAGACTTGTGGATAAGTTTATGAAAAAGATAATTTGTTTTTTTAAAGGTCACAATATAGAAACATCTCAATGTCCAGTTACTGGTGCTAAGTTAGATATATGTTTAAGATGTTTTCCACAAAATCATTCAAGAGTAAGTTTTAAATAACTATAAACCTAAATAATAGCATAAGAGTTTTGTAAAATTAAAAACTCTGGTATACTTTAGTAATTACAGATTCTTAAGGAGAATAACGGTGTCAGATTTTTTTAGTTTTCGTTTGTCAGAAGATTTCATAAATGAGTATAAAACAAAGGAACCACCATTCGGTTTTACAGACGCAGGCGGTAACTCATTAGGAGAGATTACGTTTATACGAACCTACTCCCGCATGAAAGAAGATGGAACTAAAGAAAGATGGTATGAGGTTTGTCGTCGTGTAATCGAGGGTATGTATTCGGCACAAAAGAATCACGCAAAAGAAAACAGACTACCATGGAATGACTATAAGGCACAATCTTCTGCAAAAGAGGCTTATCAGCGTTTATTTGAATTAAAATGGACACCGCCAGGAAGAGGTTTATGGTCTTTTGGCACGGCACTTACAATGGAAAAGAAAAACTCAGCAGCATTGCAAAATTGCGCCATGGTATCTACTAAAGACATAGACAGAAACGATCCAGGAACTCTGTTTGCCTGGGTTATGGATGCATTAATGATGGGTGTTGGTGTAGGGTTTGATACAGTTGGGGCAGACAAGCATTTGCCTATTTATACACCTACAGAACCAGAACAAGTATATGAAATCCCAGATACCAGAGAGGGATGGGTGGAGTCTGTTAGATTACTCATTAATTCATTCTTAAAGCCTAATATGTATATACAAGGTTTTAACTATGACCTTATCAGGCCTTTGGGAGCACCTATCAAGGGGTTTGGTGGCACAGCGAGTGGCCCAGCACCACTTATCCAGTTGCATAAGCAGATAAGGGCTGTAATAGGCGGTAGAGCAGGAGAAACACTTGACTCAAGAGCAATAGTAGATATAGTTAATCTTATTGGTACATGTGTTGTATCTGGAAATGTTAGAAGGTCTGCAACACTCGCCCTAGGGGATTCTAAAGATCAAGACTTTATGAACCTAAAGAATGCTGATGTTTTCCCAGATAGAAATTCATTTGATCCAGAAAATCCAGGTTGGTCATGGATGTCTAACAATTCAATTTCTGCGACGGTAGGTACAAAGTACGAAGACTACGTAGACCTAATCGCAAGCAATGGAGAGCCAGGATTCATTTGGCTTGATGTTGCCAGAAACTATGGCAGACTTAAGGATACTGCGGATGGCAAGGATTATCGTGTAATGGGATTTAATCCTTGTGCAGAGCAGCCATTAGAATCATACGAACTGTGCACCTTGGTTGAGGTACATTTAAATCGTCATGAGTCTAAGGAAGACTTCCTCCGCACCCTTAAGTTTGCCTACCTATACGGAAAGACGGTAACGCTGATACCAACACACTGGCAACAGACAAACGGTATTATGCAGCGTAATCGTCGTATTGGTACATCACTTACAGGAATTGCCTCATTCTCAGACAAATTTGGTTTGCCTGTTGTGCGTGAATGGATGGACGAAGGATATGAAACTATTCGTAGATATGATCACAAGTATTCTGAGTGGTTATGCGTTCGTGATTCCATTAGGGTCACAACTGTTAAACCATCAGGGTCTGTATCAATTCTTTCTGGCGCAACCCCTGGAGTTCACTGGGCACCTGGTGGAAACTATTTCTTAAGAGCAATTCGTTTTGGGAATACCGACCCAATGATTCACTTATTCAAGGCTGCTGGATATAAGATGGAGGCTGACCTTGTATCTGCGAATACAACTGTCGTATATTTCCCAGTACACTCTGGTCACTCAAGATCTGAAAAGGATGTAACATTATTTGAGAAGATTGCGCTTGCTGCTACTGCTCAGAAATATTGGTCTGATAACGGCGTGTCTGTAACTCTATCATTTAACAAAGAAACTGAAACAAAGCATATTGCTCCAGCACTTCATATGTATGAGGGACAATTAAAAGCCGTTTCATTTTTGCCAATGGGAAATACTGTATACCCACAGCAACCATATACAGAAATTACTGAAGAGGAGTATAATAGTTATATAGGCCAAATCAAAAAGATAGATTGGTCTGCTATTTACGACGGTGCAGAAAATTTGGAGGCACAGGGAGAAATGTACTGTACAACTGATGCTTGTGAGATAAAGGTTAAACCATGATAGATAAAATTAAGTATGTAGAAGAATTTATGCCTAGAGATATTGCTTTAAGAATATCTGAGTATGCAAAAAAGTATTCTGATGATTTTCCAGAGTATGGAAATAATGAGCAGGAGTTTACCGTTCATACATATAATGAGATAAAGTCTAGAGACTCAGAACTATTAGACATAATGCAAGAGTATGCTCTTAAAGTTTATGATTTTGTTAAAGAAAATTATGAGGGACCGTTTCAGGATTTTCTTCATGAAAAAACACATATAGCAAAGTTTATTGCTGGCAAGGGTATGCATGAGCATTTTGACTCAAATAGACCAAACGATATAGCAACTCTAGTTTATTTAAACGATGACTATACTGGCGGAGACATATATTTTCCAAAGTATGATATATCCTATAAGCCAAAGCCAGGAGATCTTCTTTGTTTCCCAGACAACCCAGACTATGTTCATGGCGTTAAAACAATTGAATCGGGGACAAGATATACAACTCCTAGGTGGTTCACACGCATCGTATGATAAAATAGACCCATAATGTCTAGTCCATCAAACTTATATGCTGAAAAAATATTTTCTGAACATCCTCAAAGCCTATGGGCTTTAGACGATAAACTAGACTACGTCTCTATTATTAATGAATCAACTAGAGATATGTCTGGTTGGGCAATAGACAATGGAACATCATCTTCAGTTACAAGTTTTTCAGATTTACCATTTCCAGAAAGCATAGTTAACAGAATAGTTCCAACAAGTTTGACTGGAGACACGTTTTCCGTAACGCTGGTAAGTCCAGATATAATAAATGTTGACGATATAAATAAAACCTTGCAAACATTTTCCATAGGGTCATATTTTTATACAGAAAGCCCATATATCCTCGGAATAGAGTTAGGGTACAGATACTACGATTCAGTTTTAAGTTCTTATGTGGATGTTTTAAAACCATACGATATTTCAATTAAAGAAAGATGGATGTTTTTGTCAGAAACATTTAGTCCAGATTTTGATAATTCTGAAATAAAAATTATAATTAAGTTTAATTTTTTATTTGCAACTAATGATCAAGATGACTATTTAGTTTACGCAAATGGACTAACGTTAGGCCAGTGGTCAGAAGAATTTCATTCACATTCTTTGGGTGTATCTACATTTGATTTGCCTTCTGGCATTGCACTGCCATCTTCTAAGGTTGTTTTGGCAGACTCATACGGACTTTCAGAAAATTCAGGCTATTACTTTTCTAAAGACAATGCCTTAGTTGCAAAAAATTTTGGAGTTCCAATGGTTTTTGGTTCACAAAACATTACTAAGTTATATCATAATGATGAAAGCCCTTCATTAATAGTTCCATCTTTAGGCATGTTGTCTGACTCTGGAAAGCATCAAGATTATACTTTAGAATTTTGGCTAAGAACTAATAATGCATCTACAGAACAAAAAAGAATAATAGGTCCAATAGCCTCTGAAGACGGCATATATTTAGATGGTTCGTTTTTATTATTAAAGATAGATGACAAGTATGGATCTTATTATGTAGGAAAATGGGAAAGACCAATGCTGATACATCTTAGATATACAAACAATCAGGTGTCTTTACTTTTAAATGGTGAAGAGATTATTGTTATACCTATAGAAAGTGACACAATATCTTTACCATATCACTTTAATTCAAACGGAAAAGATCAAAACTGGATAGGCTTTTATGCATATGAAAAAATTGAGCCAATTGAGATAGATTGTATTGCTTTATATCCATATATAGTTCCATCTATTGTTGCAAAAAGAAGATTTGTATTTGGTCAAGGAGTTCAGTATCCCCAAAACTTAAATTCAATTTACGGAGGAGAGTCAGTATTTTTTGATTATTCTTTTGCCGATTACACAAAAAATTATAACTACCCAGACCTAGGTTCTTGGAGTCAGGCATCTATAGATAACCTAATAGTAGAAGATAATGTCTTAACTGTACCAAGTATATTTACTCCTCAAATACTTACAGACAGTTCTGCAAATAAAGAAAAAGAAATGCTAGAAGATCAAAATCTGTCTGCCAACCCACTGTTTCTTTCTTTAAAACCTAATAGTTCTTGGGACTCAGTAAACTCATATATATACTTTGATAATTTTTCTCTTTATAATCAAATAACAAAAGCATTATATGGTTTGTTTGAAGTGCCACCTTCTTTTTCTGGCACCGAAGTATTAATGAGAATAGAAGATAATAACTCAAATTATTTTTCAATAGAATGTGTTAATGATAAAATTAAGTATATATTAAAATACAATGATGTTGTAAAAAACATATACGAGTGTTCTCGTGTAAGTGCACTATCTGCAACAAATTTAGATGACGGCGAAGAAGGAGAAACTGCTAATATTGTTTTTGCTGTAGGTTTAGAGTTAGACAAGTTTAAGAATTATTTTGGAGATAATGTAATATCATTTTTTACAAATCAATCAATCTTAAAACTATATGTTGGAGGAACAAAAGAGTTTGAAAAAACTTTTACTGGAAAGATATATAAAATAGGCATATGCTCGGAAAAGAACTTATCTGATATAGGAAACTTATTTAACGAAATAGGAGTTCCAATAGATTATGAAAATATATTTGATTTATATCAGCCAGGAGTTGACATAGACGGTGGTTCATATAACCAAAATGATTTGGGCTGGAGTGATTACATAGGAGAAACAAACCCATCATTAGAGGAAGATCAATATGACACAGTAGTTCCAGAATACGAAAATTATAGTTATTCTCCTTTATTGCCAGACTTAAGGTTATTAAAAACTCATATACCGAGTGTGGGAATAGTTCCTAAAAAATACTTTAATAAATTTTACTTAGATTCAACAGTGTCTGGTTCATGGAAAGACTACGTTCCATTATCATACTTTGGTCAAAATGTTTTAGATGAATATGGAAATCAGATATTTGAATTAGACTTTATCCAGTTTAATATTAATTATCCAGCATCTATAAAGTTTAAAGAAACAGAAACGGTAGACCCAGATGGATGGCCATATTCAGAATTGTCTTCAGAATATTCTTTTCCACAGCAAAGGTCTTATAGTTCTTTAGATAATTTCTTATTTACTGGATACTTAAACTATGAAGACTTACAGCAAAGATCAATTAAAAAATATACATATGACACTTCTAGTGAACTTGTAAAAACATATATAACTTTTGAATATTTAGAGGAAGGTGCTAACTCACCAGAATCGTTTTTTATAAGAAAAGAAGATGTTCCAAAGAATGGTGTAATTAATCCAGGAAGCAACTGGATAAACACAAAATACGAGGTTGTAGATAATGTTATTGTATATCCACCACAAGACGTTGATTTTAATGATTTGGCAATAGTGCTTCACATAGAAGTAAATATTGACGGCATAAAGTACAGCCCATTAAAAATCAAAAACTTACAATTAGCGTCACAAGCATTTAATTATAATGGAGCAAATAGCATAGGTACGAGATTTGGAACATCGGTTTATCCATATAAGTCTACAGGATATTATTTTGACTATAAAACTCAAAATCCTTTTTCAATATACAAAGGCTCCTCGCCATATTTATATTTAACAAAAGACTCTGGGTTAGAAATAAGGGGAGATTATGATCCACTAATTAATCGTGGAGTTGCTATATCTATAAATCCTTCTAAAATACAGACATACGAAATTATGGCTATGCAAAGTTTGATTAGATTTAATTCTGACTTTTTCCCATATGTGCCAACACAAATAATGCAAATAAATGCAAAAAATAAAATTATTAAGTTGTACATGGTTGCAAATCACCCATCTGGGAAACGGGCAAAGATTTATGCTTTAGACGGTAATACTGGAAAACTTTATAACGCCATATCATTTTATCTAAATGGAAAAATTGTAAAAGAGCCAGTAATAAATATAAATGAATGGGCTTTGTTGGGGATAGGGTTTTCAGATATTCTTAATTTTAAATCCTATACAGGGTCTATTATGATCAACGGACCAATTATATTTAATGCTTTATCATATTATCAAACAACTAACTTACAAGAGGTAAAGAGTGTTACCAATAGGCCTTGGGCTAGGGTTAAGTTCTCTGCAGACGGATTTTTTGAGTGGGAATATTGGAATGATTTTTATATGTGGGAAGGTGTCCTAATACAGTCTTCAAGCAGTTATTATGGAGTAGATCCAGCAGACTTGTACAAGTCCTATACTGGTACAAATAAAATTATAGTAGAGGATGACTCTGTTTTTGGTATTCAGGGGTACGAGTATTCGGTATTTAAGGATATATCATGGCAGTCACAGATATCAAGTGCAGTATGATATGGTATACTTGTGGATATGAAACACAAGGATCAACCACTTTTTGACAAAAAAGGAAAGCCCAGAATGCCTGGTCAAATAGGCGAAACTAAAGTAACAGTAATAGATAAAAAATATGACTGGGGCATTTATGTTTGGAAGAAGGCTAATGGTAAGTGGTTTACAGATGGTAATGGCAACATATTAAATATTCCATCTATGAAAGGTGATCTTGCAAGAATCGCAGAATTAAGACAGGCAGCAGCACATTATGGAGAGCCAGACGGCGAGCCATATTTCTTTGCAGGTATGGGAAGGGTAACAGATGAGCAATATTCTGAGCAGGTAGACAGAATGAAGGCTGGCCTAATTCCTAACCTTAATGACTTAGGTGCTGTTCAGGCAGCAAAAGATACTATTGCAAAGTATGGAGACGAAGAATAATGTCAGAAGAAAAAGAATATATCCTTAAAGCAAGTATTGACAATATAGTAGACAATACTGACTTATTTAAGGGAGCAGATCCATTTAATAAAACATGGACAGAATTAAAGTCTTATTCTGGCATAGACAATAATTTTAAAAGAAGGATTTCTCGTTCAATTGAAAAGTCTGCTAATGATCCTAGCCAAGCATACATAGATAGTGCAAGAGCAGAACAACATGGTTTGGGAGATGCAAAGTCAAAAGAAATTAATCCTGGTACAGTATATAGAAATGGATACGGTTTATTTGATGTTATTACTCCACCATGGAATGTATACGAATTAGCAAATTACTATGACACATCATTTGCCAACCATGCAGCAATTGACGCAAAAGTAGAAAACATAGTTGGCTTAGGGTATGACTTTGAAGTTTCTCCAAGCACAATGTTAAGGCTTGAATCAAATAAAGATAAAGGTCAAGTTGAAAGAGCACGTAATAGAATTGAAAGAGCAAAGATAGAGTTACACGAGTGGATTGAATCACTTAACGACGATGATTCATTTACAACTACAATGACAAAAGTATATACAGATGTACAGGCAATCGGTAATGGTTATTTAGAAATTGGAAGAACAACACGTGGTGAAATAGGATACATTGGACACATTCCAGCAACTACAATTCGTGTTAGAAGACTCAAAGATGGTTATTTGCAAATTATAGGTAATAAGGTTGTTTATTTTAGAAATTTTGGTGCTAGAAATCCGAATCCTGTAACCTCAGATACTAGGCCAAATGAAATAATACACTTTAAACAGTATTCGCCTTTAAATACTTTTTATGGTGTACCAGATATAATGTCGGCAATAAACTCGCTCCATGGAGACCAGTTAGCGTCACAATATAACATCGACTACTTTAGCAATAAGGCTGTCCCTCGTTATGTTG